TGGCCACGCGGTTCCAGACGTTCTTGGCCGAGCCCAGCGCTGCCAGCAGGTTGCCGGACTTCGCCGCGGCGACCCCACCACCGGCCTCGGTCAGCCCCGAGAGGTCGAGGTCGCCCATGCCGGCAGCGCGCGCGGACGTCTGCGAGCCGGTGCCGACGCTCTGCAGGCGCTTGAGGTGCGCCTCCTTCCCGACGGCGGAGGCGAATTCGCGATAGGAGCGCAGGTCGCCGAATACTGCTTTGAGCTTCTCCTGCGTGGCGGGCTCCTTCCACATGTTCATGATGTTGGTCTGGCCGCCCTGGGTGCCGAGCTTGCCGCGCAGACCTTCGAACGCGCCGATCCGGAACGCCTGCAGCTCGTTGTCCGACATCCCCTTTATCGTGCTCAGGATGCTGGCCTCGTCGCGGTCGATCGCCAGCCTACCGGCCTTCGCGGCGTCGACCAGCTCCGATGGCTTGGAGAAGGCGTCGCGCGCGCGGCGGTACAGCGATTCACCGGTGTGCGGGTTGGTCGTAGCGGCATCCAGCGCTGGTACCAGTTTGTTCTTCAGCTCCATGTAAGCGTTGCCGAGCGGCGTCAGCGTGCCGTCGATGTTCTGCGCCTCGCGGCTGATCAGTTTCTGATCGATACCTTGCTTAACGGCGTCCAGATCGCGCATGCTCCAGCGCGCCGGTGCTGCGGCATCGAGCGTGAACGGATCCTGGCGCGCGGCCGCGATCTTGCGGCCGAGCTGCAGTGCGCCGATCTGTTGCGCGGCAATTACGGTCGCCGTCAGCTCCGGACTCGGATCGATCTCAATTTGGCGTAGCTTCGCATAGAGCGGAGCCGAGTCGGTCTTGCGCCGCGTAATTAGCGACTCCACCGTCGTAGGCAGGCGCTGGCCCTGGGTGTCGAGTGCTTCCTCGGCCGCCGTTCGCATGCGGTCACCGACGCCCGCAGTGCGTTGCCGCAGCACGTTGTAGGCGGCGTCCTTGGTGCGGCCGGGTAGGGTGGCCAACGTGTCGAGCAGCTGGTTGGTGTTGCGCCCGCCGGCGTCGGCCAGCGTCGCCTCGGGGCCCAGCTTGCTGAAGCGTGCCGCGGCCTGGGCCAGTGGATTCGTGTAGCCGCTGGTGGCCAGGGTACCGCGGCCGTCGCGTGCGAATGCTTCGGCCACCTTCTGCCTGGCGTATTCGGCCGCGCTGGTCTTCGACAGGCGCTGCATGGCGTTGCCGGTCACTGCGCCGACTATCGCCGTCGCCGGCGTGGCCACGCCTCCCATCGCAGCACCAGTCGCGGCGCCTTTCGCGCCATCGGCCAGCATGCCTGCCAGCGTGTCGGCATTCGATCCTGCCGTGCCAGTCACGCCGCCATACACTGCGCCGACGCCGGCGGCTTGGGCTGCACGCGGCACGATGCCGACCAGCTTTGCACCGCTCGCGGCGCGCAAGGCGTTCGGCAGCGCGCCACCGACCGGCAGCGTCGCGACGATCGAGCCGCCGACGTCGCCGACCATGTTAGCGATCGGGCTCGCGGCTTTGTACTGCGCGTTTTCCGCCTCGAGCCGGGCGCGGCCAGAGTCAGCGTCTTTCACCAGCCACTTGCCGGCGGTATCAGCCCCAACCGATTCCAGGCCTTTACCTACCAGGCGCTGCGCGCCCAGTACCATGCCGCCGAAACCCTTGCCCGCACCCGACGCCAGGCCCTTGGCGCCGTCGACGAACGTGCTGCCGCCTGTGCTGACCGGTGCCGGGGCGGGCGCGGCCGGCGCAGCGCGCGACAGCTTGTAAGCCTGCGCGACCGTTTCGAATTCCGGCGTCCCTTTCTTGTCAGCGTTCTTGACGATCCAGGCTGCGTATTCTTCCGAGCTTGCCATTATTTGCCGCCTTTCAGGATGGCGTCGGCGGCGGAAATCACATCATTGCCGCCAGCTGCCGTGTTCTGCCCCAAATCCTGAACGATCAGTTCCGGGCGCAGCTTGTAAGTCTTGGCCTGCTTGGTGTAGCTGGCATCGATTTGCTGCTGGCCCACCTGCGCGGCCTTGTAGATCTGTGCAGTGATGCCCTTGAAGTCGTTGACCTGCTGCTGCGTCAGCACCTTGCCGTATTTCAGCGACTCGACATAGTTGGTCGCGCGATCGAACGCGCCGGTAGCCGCCAAGGCCATTCCCAACTCCGATTCGCGCACCACGGAACCCGGGTCGAGCAGCTTCATGAACTTGGTTGCCCCGGCCAGCGTCGCCGCCGGCGAGGTCGTCGCCTTGTCCAGCGTGGCCTGAATCTGGCGATATGCGTCCGAGGTCTCCTTGAACATCTTCGACTGGTTGCGATAGTCGTCGCCCAGCTTCATTTCGGTTTCCTGGTCGCGCCGGATGGTGGCTGCGTCCCGGGTGGCCGCCGCCACTTCTCTCGTTGCACCGGCGTTCGCCATGGAGGCGCGCACAGTGGCGGCATTGTTGGCGCGCGAAGTTGCGTTCGTCGCCGCATTTGTGTCGATTTGCGTCTTGGCGGCCAGCACTTGCCCGGCGTCCGGTGCGATCTGGGCGGCGCTGTCCTTGGCCGCCATGATCCGTTGCAACATGCCGATTTGCCATTTCGGGAAGTCGGCCGGATTTTGCGGGATGGACTGCATGATCATCTGGCCCTGGGCTGGGTCGATATCGCCCGCGGCGATGTGCAGCTGCAGGCTGGTGGCCGCCTGTTGCGCATCGGTGAACGCAGCGATATCGGTAATGGCCTTCTGGCGTTTGGATTCTCGCTGCTCGAAATCGAGCTTGCCCGTCTCACTCTTGAGCTTGCCCGACTGTGCGTCGAGGTGCCCGGCGGTTGCCTTGGAATTCGCCAGCTCCTGCTGCTGCTTCGTATAGGCCAGTGCCTGCTTGCCGTAGCCGGCCTGCGCCAGGCCGGCCGCGACCTGGTCGGGCGTCCCGCCAGCGCTCAGCAGTCGCGACAACTGATTTTCGCCCTCGCGCTCACGCTGGTAGTCGCCCAACTTCTGCTGGCCAGCGGCGAGTTCGAGGGCGTTCTGCCGCAGCGACTGCCGGCGCGCGTCGGCCTGGTCCATCTCGGCCGCGTACTCGAGCACGGACTTTGGCTTGGTCAGGTACTGCTGGAAGATGTTGTCGATTGCCATCGTTAGCCTTCGGCCGCGAGTTGAGTGTTGATGTACGCCATGCCGTCCGCATGGCTCTGACTGACCTGTGCGTCCGTGATCCCGCCAGTTCCGTAATTACGCCCGTACAGCGCCGCGAGCTGGTTGCCAGCGTCGCCCCAGATGTTGCCCTGTGCGATTTGCGCCGCGCCGGCGTTGTTTCCCGCTGCGACCATCAGCGCGCTGTTCGCGCCTGCCGTCTGCGCACCGAGCGTGCCGATGTTCTGGGTGGCGGTCTGCCCGACCCCGGCCAGCGCAGCAAGCCGGTTCAGGCGGTCGGTGCGTGCCTGGTTGACGCGGCCGTAGGCTGCGCTGTAGCCGGTCGTCGCGTAATCGGTGCCGTACTGCGCCGCGGCCTTCAAGGCGGCGCCGGAGATACGTCCACCACCTGCAGCCGTCTGGCGGGCGAGCGCCTGCTGGCCCTGCTGGAGGCCGAACTGATAGCCGGGGTCCATCTGGACCTTGCTCTGGTCGAGCGGCGTATCGTTTTCCGAAACCAGCGTGCCGAGGGCGGTCTTGCCAGCGGCCAGATACGGCGCCTGGTTTGCCTGCTGGATGTCGAACTGGCGCCGATTCTCGGCAATGCCGTTGGCAGTCCCTTCGGCCTGCGAGTCCGCAGCGTCGCCCGCCGCGTTCGAACCGATCAAGGCGCCGCCGATACCTGCCACTACAGCAGCTCCTGCAACCCAAAAAGTCATCGCAATACTCCCTGATTCTGGATCCTGATTAAATTGCCAGGGCTGTACATGGTCGATTCCTCCTCCTCGACCAGTTCATCTTCGGCAGCCTCGACAGTGGTGGCGTCCGTGCGGTGGAACGTCATGCACAGCACGTCGGTTTCCGCCAGCACCGCGCGCTTGGTGCCGGGCAGGCTTTCGATCATGTGCGGGCCGGCAAAACGCTGTGGCTCGCCGATCCCGTCGCTGATGCACACGGTGCCGCTGACGATCAGGTAAAAATGCTCTTTCTTGTGCACCTTCCCGACCACCATCACGCCGGCCGCACGCCACACTTCGCGGCAATACATGCCGGCATGGAAGCGGTGCGTCGTCCTTGGCTCGTACTGGGGCAGCTTGGCCAGCGCTTCCTGTACGCGCTCGACCTTCTGGCGCATCGACACGATGGATTCAAAGCCCTTGCTGTAGGTAACTTCCATCATCCAGCCACCCCTATCTCTCCTTCGCCGGAAATCGACAAGGCGTTCGCCGTACCCGCGCCGCCCACCAGGAAGTCGGCGGCGTCGAGGCGCAGCAGCCCGTACCAGTCGTATGCGCTGTTGGCAGCGACGGCCAGCCCCTGCCCGATCACCTCCGTGCCGGCCGCGTTCGCGCCAGTCGCGCCCAGCCACATCGAAAACGGGACGGCGAGACCGGTCCTGTTCACGACGCGCAGATGCTTCAGGACGATGTACTGGGGCGAGGCGCCTGCATTCACGCCGCCAGCCGCCGCGGGCGGGTTGAGCAGGTTGGTGGTGAGGGCCGCGCTCAGCGCGACCGGGCCGAAGCGGAAGGTTTTGTTCGATGCCATGTGGTTTCCTTAACTTGAGAGAATGCCGTTTGCTACCAATGCGGCGATCACGCCGGCCAGCGTGCCGCCCGATGCCGCTGCGCCTTGGGCGCCCTTGCCGTTGCAACCGAAGCCTGCGGTCGCCGTCAAGGTCGTGAAGCTGCCGGCCAGCGGGCCGACGGGCACGCTGGCCGGTGGCGGCAGCAGCGGTGCCTCGTCGCGCGCATCGTCCTGCAGCAGGAAGAGCGCCGGCCCGGTCTGACCCGGTGGCCCGGCTGGCCCGGGCGGGGAAGGGAACCAGTCTGGCGCCTCGGCGCTCTCACTCAGCAGCGCGCTATGTGGCGCACTTCCAGCCAGCGTGATGCCTCCGACCAGCACCTGACCGTTGAGCGACTGGAAATAGCGCGCCCATTCCGGCGACACGAACAGCTCGAATTTCTTGCCCCCGATGTCGATCGTGCCGAGCGCGACCCGGGTTGGTGGCGGGACGCTAAGCATCGGCCACCGCCACCGCGTGGATGTTGAACGGAACTGGATCCGAGCAGCGAATGCGGAACACGCGGTCCTGGGCGGTACCGAGCATCAGCCATCGCACTTTCTGCATCCACTGGCCGATCGCGCCCAGCGAGCGCATCAGCGGGGGCCCGAACGTGAAGCCGCCATTGTTCGACAGTTCCAGCGTCACGGCGCCGCCGTAGCCGGTCGAGCATGCGAGCTCGAGGCCCGGGAACGAGATCGGTTCCATGCTGGCCTTGACCATGTGCGGCCAAGTGCGTTCGCGCACCAGCGGGTCGCTGCCGTAGACGTACACGTCCGGGTCAAACCGGTACAGGTTGCCGGCAGCGTCGCCGGCGTACTGGCCACCGTTGACGAAGCACACCGAAGTCACGCGCAGCGGCGCCCAGCCGGCTTGCCACTCCGCGCGCTCGTGCCACTGCTGCATCGCCGCGTCGAACACCAGCGTCGTTTTCAGGCCCGGCGCGTTGATGGCGACGAACTCGTGGCCGTCGACCTGGTAGGTCCACATGCTGGCTGCGGCGAGGTCGGTCGACTTGGCCAGCAGCTGCTCGATCGCGCGCGTCGACACGCGCACCGGTGCATGGCCGGTCATGCGGTACACAATGCCGCTGCCGGTGCGGGTCTGGCCGATCCAGAACACCGAATCGGCCGCGACGATGCAGGCGTCCTTTCCGACGCAGCCGACGTCGACCTGCGCCGAGTTGTAGCGCGCGAACGGGAACATCGCGCCGCCGCTGTTGCCCCAGATCTCGGTCGTGTACAGGCCGAGCAGGATTAGCTCGCGGTGCAGTACCAGGGCGCTGACGATGTTGTCTGGCTGCGCATCGGCCGACGAGAAGTCGAGCGCATCCATCGTGCTGGCGTCGTCCAGCGCGGTGATGTAGAACTGGTCGGTGCCGGGCGCGACGAAGATCGTGTAGCCGTCGATGAAGCCGACCGACTTCGAGCCGCGCCAGCCTTCCGAGGTGATCGGCGCGATGGTGTTGCTGGCCAGGTTGAACACGTCGCCTCCGGCGCCGCCGACGATCACCAGCTGGGTGTTGTTGTGCGCCATGTTGACCACGCCGACGGCGCTCGAGAGCGTGCCGCGGCTGACGGCGGCGCCGTCGACGATTTCGAGCAGCGCGCCGCCGGCGGCGACAAACCAGCGGCCCTCGACGTTACGCTGGCCACGTACCTCGGCGCCCAGTGACAGGTACGATGCCAGCCCGGGCGCCGACACCTGCGTCAGCACCCGAGTCTCGCCCAGGCCCTCGATCTGCTCGATGTAGCAGTTTATCGCCGTCTGCACGGCCGCCTTGCGGTCGTCCAAGTGGTAGCTGGGGCCGATGCATGGAATGTAGTTGCGGCCTGCCATCAGCTCCACCCGTTCATAATGTTGCCGCCGTCGCATCGCGGCGCCAGCGGGTTGGCCGAAATGACGGCCGGAAGTATGTTATTGGCCACGTTGAACATCGCCTTTTTCTCGGCCATCAACAGGCTGGGCGTCGCGCCGCCGAGCAGGGCCGGCGCCAGGGCTACCGCCAGCGCCGCCGCCAGCGCGCCCTGGTAGCCGGCTGGCAGCACGTTGGCGGTGTCGAGCTCGGCAAAGCTGGCGACCGGCAGCAAGTCGCGGCGCGCGCTCCAGTCGTCGGCGATCGCGTTCAGCCGGCGCAGGCACACTGCCGCCAGGTCAGCGTCGAGCGCCTCGCCCGGTGCAAGGCGGTTCATCGCCTCGAGCGCGAGCGTGATGATGGTGCGCGCGGTTGTCATGGCTTACTCGGCCGCTTTTTTCTTGCCGCCGGCAGCCTCGGGCGCCGGGACGAAGGCCGGGCCGTAGCCCTTGTCGGTCAGATCCTTGTGCTCGTCTTCGTCGTTCGCGACGGCAAAGCCGATGCCATTGACCAGCTGCATGTTGATTGGGTATTGGGACACGGTGATTCTCCTGAATGTATGGGAAAGCGGGGCCAGCCTTGCGAGCCGGCCCCGGGCCTGCTTTAGTTCGTACGGCGCACCGCGAAGTTCGGCAGCGTCACGGCGGCACCCCAGAGGATGTCGAAGCGGCTGACGAACTTGTTGTTGGTGATGTCGTAGCCGCGCACGAAGCGCAGCGACACGCCGCCCTCGTCGGCCATCGAGGCCTGGTAGGCCATGTCCATGCCGCCCGGCAGTTCCTGCTTGGGCGAGACGAAGGTGATCGCGTCACGGTGCCACACCATGTTCTGGGTGTAGGTCGTGTTGGCGGCGCCCGAGGTCACCGTCAGCGCGGCGCCTGCGTTCGGGCGCGCCGTCACGTTCTGGTACGCACCGCCGGCGATGATGGCCGGGCTGCAGGTGATGGTGGCGTTGCCACCGGCATCCGACGACACGGCGGCCGTCACCAGGAAGGACTGCAGCACGCCGGTCGACTGCTTGGTCTCGGGATTGACCGAGAACACGCCGGCCAGCGTAAAGGTGTCGCCCTGGTTCAGGCGCAGCGCCGCAGCGGCGGTCCAGCCGTTGGTCACCAGGTTGGTGGTGGCCGCATACGGGTTGTCGGTGGCGCCGGCATTGGTAATGCCCTGGCCCGCGCCATTGACCACTGGCGCGCCGCCCAGCGGGCCGACGGTATGCGACGGAACGTTCTGCGACATCGCGATGTCGAGACCGGCGCCGGTCTTGATGATGCCCGTCTTGTACTGCTCGCCCAGCACTTCCTTGTTGTTGAACAGGCCGGCCAGGCCGGCGACGATGGTCGCGTTCGCGCCCGGCTCGATTGCCGCCATGCGCATGCCGTCGCGCGGCACGCTCATGCGGTCCAGGGGCACACCGGCCTGCAGCAGGTCGGCGAAGGTGGCCGGCGGGGTGCCAGGCGTGCCGACGATCTGGTGCGCACCGTTCTTCAGGATGTTGCCCAGGTTGTAGTCGAGGATCGCCGCCAGCTTCAGGCCGGCCGGTTTCAGGTAGCGCTCCTTGAAGGCCTTGCTGACCTTGCCATCGCCGCCGATCGAGGTGGCCAGTTCGGTCGAGCCAACCGCGAAGTCCAGACCCAGCAGCGGCTGCAGGGTGACGTCGGTGCTGCGCTCGGTGACATCCTGCACGTTGGCGGTTTCGCCGGTGCGGTGGGTGAACTGGACCGGCGCGCGGGCGCTGACTTTCTGGCCCGGTTTCAGTTCCTTCTCCCACGAATCCTTGTAGTCCGAATTCATGTTGCCCAGGAAGGCCGAGCTGTTGTGCGCGATGCGCAGCACTTCGTTGGTGACGACCTGCGAAGTGACGAGTGCGTTTGCCATGTGATGCTCCTAATTAGCGTTGTGCCCGTTCCTGGGCGTTTGCCCAGGCGATGTAGGCCTTGGTGTTGGATGGGTCCGGCATGCCGTTGGGCACGCCGCCGCCGCGCGCCGGCTCGAGTGGAGCTGGCGCATTGCTTGGCTTGGGCTTCGCGCTGACTTTCGCGGCGTCGAGCTTTCCCTCGAGCTTGGCGATCGCGCGCCCGGCCTGGATAGCTGTCATCTTCGAAAGGCGGTCGGCTTCGTCCGCGTTGTCGGGGTCGGTCAGGTATTCGATGACCGCCTTTGGGTTGTCGGCTTCGAAGATCGCGTCGGTGGCAGGCTTGGGCATGCCGCTGCGATCCGCGAGGCCACCGAAGGCCTCGTCCAGCTCGGCCGAAAGGGTGTCGAACTTTTCCGGGCCCCATTCCTTGGCGAGCGTTGTGACCACCCCATGGCGACGCTCGACCTCGGCCTGCTGCTCGGTCATCGATGGTGCAAGCTGGCGTGCTTGCGCTTCGATCTGCCGCTGAAGTTCGGCGCGGGTCAGCGTCACGGGCTCGTCGTCGTCCGCCTGGCTGGGTTGCTGCTGCTGTGCTGCCGCCGCAGGCGTGGCCGCCCGCAGCTCGTACTTCTGGCGCGTCAGGTTGTCGACGCGGCGGCGCAGGCGGTCGATCTCGCGCTGCTCGGGCGTCTTTTCCTTCTTCGCTTCCGTCCCCGGTTCCTTGCCTTCGCCAGCGCCGGCGGCAGTGCCTTCGCCCGGGTTGCCCTGGTTGAATTCGTGCTCGGCGCCGTTGTTTGCGGTCTCGCCCGCCGCGGCGGGTGCGCCGCCAGTTGGCGATGCGGTTTGATTAGGGTCCAAAGTCATGCTCCTTGTGGTGGGTCAGGCAAAGAAAAACCCGCGCTTGGCGGGTTTGGTGGGGTTGCTGGCTGCTCCATTGCAGCTGGATCGTCTGTCTGTTCGGGCGCCGGATCGGGCGGCGCCGGCGCTGCGGCCTGCTGCTGCTCCACCGGCTGTGCGACCGGCTGCGACGCCTCGGATGGCAACGGGGCAGGGTGGCTCAGCATGGTGTCGACCGTCTGCGCGACCATCAACTGGATCTGCTCGGGCGTCATCGCCGAGCTGGTCAGCTGCAGGCGCTTGGTTTCCGCGTCATAGGCCTTGATGTCGAGCTCGCGCTCCTTCGTGCGCAGTTCCTCGCTCTTGTCCTGCAGCTGCTGCTGCGCCTGGTCGGCTTCGGCCTGCGCTTCGTGGGCGTGCTGGATCGCTTCCTGCAGCGCCTTCTGGGCCTGCTGCACCTGCTGTATCAGCTGCTCGGCCTTCGGCTGCTTGCCGGCGTCCGGGTTGAGGATCGCCTGCACCGGCGGCGGCGCCATCGCGGTCAGCACCTGGGCCAGCTTCTCGGCGTGAGGGATGTCGAGGTTCTGGGCCCACAGCGGCGCGATGGCCGGCGTCATTTCCGGGTTGTTGCGCATCACTTCGCCGAGCGCTGCCTGCGCCTGGCTGCGCTGCGTGCTGAAGCTCGCGCCCACCACCACCCGCACGTCGTACTGGCCGACGTTCGGGTTGATGATGACGCCCTGTTCAGCTTGCTGCACGGCCTGCTGCTGTTTCGGGTCGATCGTCACGCTACCCGGCTTCATGTCGATGCCCATGATGCGCTGCTGGCGTTTGGTGTCGATCAGCTTGGTCGACATCTGCACGACGATACGCCCGACCTGTCCCAGCGACGAAGCCAGGTTCTGCGGGAAGTGCGACGTGCTGGCTTCGCCCTGCTGCTTGCGCGCGTCGATCGCCACGCCGGATTGCTCATTGCTCGGAGCGCCCAGGTTGGCCTGGTACATGCCGATCGTCGCCTCGAGGTCGCGCAGTGATTCCTGCGCGCCGAGGATATGGTCTTGCAGGTTCACGCTGCGGTTCGGTCGGCTTGGCGCGGCGATCGGCTGGCCGGTCTCGTCGACGTCGTGGTAGGGCAGGTAGGCGCGCGAGTCGGTCGAGGCCCGATCCCATAGCGCTTCCAACCCCCGGATCGCACGCACCGGCGCCATCCATGGCGACTTCGGCGCGCTGCCCATGTAGGCCAGCTCTTCGCTCTTATGGTAGTTGTACGCCCGCTGCGGGTTCATCGCCCGGCGCGGAATGCCGCAGTACTTCAGGCGTCCATCGGTTACGCCCCAGTAGCCGTACACCGGCACGATGCCGATCGCGTCGGCCGGATACAGCGCCTCGCTGCCGTCCGCGTTCTTGGGCGTGTCGAGGATCTCCGCGCCGCTCATCGTGCGCCACTTCACGCACTGGACCTTGTCTTTGTAGTTTCGCAGGAACAGTAACTGGCGGCCCGCTGCCTGGCCTGCAGCGTGGTATTCCTCCTCGGACCCGCTGGTTTCCTGGCCGTCCAGCCCCACCCAGACGATGGTGTTGCGGCTCTTTTCTTCCTTGTACCACTGCTCCGCAACCATGACCGACTTGCGATCGCCCTGGCCGTCCATCTGCCGCTGGTCGGCGCCAAAGCTGACCTTCTCGGCTTTGGCGCCGTACTTGCGTTCGAACTCGCGCTCGCTCATCGAGGTGAGCAGGTAACCGAAGGTGGCGTCGCTGCCGTCCAGTTCGACGCTCCACGGGTCGAACACCACGCGCAGAGGATCCGCCTCGGCCTTGATGCGCGGTTCCTGGTAGCCCATCGCGCGGTCGACATATTCCGGGCGCACGATCAGGTAGCCGATGCCGGTGCGGGCGGCCGACGTCAGTGCGGTGCCGTAATGCGTCTGCGCGCGGCTGGCGTACTCGATGTGGCGGATCATGCCGTCGAGCTGCTCGGACACCTTCACGTCCGAGCCGGAACCCACCGGCACCGTGTGGATTGCCGGCGGCGACTTGTTCACCTGCCCGGCGACGTTGGCGACGTACTGGCCGGTGTGATCCATCACCAGGCACGGCCGCGCACCGCCCGGATCGTTCTCGCGCTGCCGCTTGACTGCTTCGTCCCACTGCTGCGGGTTCGACGGGTCAGAGAATTTCAGGTCTTCCTCGATCTGCATGCGCTGCTCGCGGGTCGCGTCGAGCGCGTCCTGGTACATGTCCTGCGCTTGTTTCAGGTCGTTAGCCATTAAAGTGCCCTTGCGCCGGATGCGGCGGATTTGGTGAAGTCATAAGCTGGTGGTTTTTTTTCTTGGATCATGAAAGACATCATCAGCGAGTCGGCCATATTCGGGGACTTGATGCCTTTCGAGCGCATCTCGTCCTTGCTGACCAGCTGGATCAGCCGTGAGCCCGACGAGCGTTTGCGCTGCTGCCGCACCAGCTCGGCCTTGAGCACGTCGAGGTCCTTGATCGACGACGACAGGCTGATCAGGTCGGCCGGGTCGAAGTACTCGCCCTTGGCGATCGCCTTGTACGTGTTTTCGAACCTGTCGCGTAGCAGCCACCAGCCCTGGGCGCGCAGGTTGCGGAACACGTCCTCGTTTTTCTTGTCGTCCTTGTAGCGGCCCGGCCGCGGCGCATCGCCGGCGCCGAAGCCCTGCACCTCGGTCGACCTGGTGCCGATGCGCTCCTTCAGTCCAACCTTGACGCCAGCGCCCACGCCGATGCTGTCGTACACGATCACATCGGCGCGGTACTCGAACGCCTCGTCGAAGGCCAGGGCGATCGCATCGTCGATATCGCCGTGGTCCCACTTCTTGACGTCTTCGACCAGCATGCCGTACCGCTTCGTGATGGCCTTGGCATCGCTGCCGCTGTCGGCCGGGTCGAAGCCCAGGACACGGTCACCGCGCGTGCGGTATTTCAGCTTTAGGTGAGCGTCCACCGCGGCGTCAATCCACTCGGCCTCGATGATCGAGTCGTCGTAGTCGGCGTTGCATTCGCCCTCCCACACGTGCAGGTATCGCTTGAAGTTGGCCTGCTTGTCGCGCTCCATCTCGACGCGCAGCGTCTCCGGGAAGTAAGGATTGTCCCGGTGCGACACCTTGCGCACGTAGATGTAGTCGTCCTCGAAGAAGTTGTGCTTGTTGATCGCGTCCACATAGGGCGCGACGAACTGCTGGTACGTTGCCGCCTCGGCCTCGTTCGGGTTGAACGAGATCCAGATCTCCGAATTCGTGGCCCGGATGGTCGGGATCAGCACCTTCCAGGTGCCGGCCTGCACCGTCTCGGCCTCTTCGATCCACACCTTCGTGTAGCCAAACTTCGACTTGAGCGATGCGATGTTGCGCGCCAGGCCGACGAACTTGAAGCAGGAGCCATTGCGCCCGAAAATCGCGGTCGCCTGCACGTCGAAAAAGCCGCGCAGGCCGAACTTGTCGATCTTCTCGACGATCAGGGCGTAGCTGGAATCCTCGATCGAGTTCTGGAACTCGCGGCCGCACAGGATCTTGTCGCCGTGCTTCCAGGCGCAGTACACCAGCATCTCGGCGAACTGCTCGGATTTAGCGGCGCCGCGCCCGCCGTAGTAGCACTTGATCCGCTTCGGATACAGCAATGGCTCGAAGGCCTCGATCAGGTCAATTTGCATTTGGGCGGACAATCCTGAACGTCACCTCGGTCGAGGGCGGCGGCGGGTCGCGCGACGTGTCGCGGTTCATCGACTCGATCGTTTCCTTGTTCGCGCGGAGCAGGTTCATCGGGATCTCGCTCGCGCCGTTCGCCATCTTCTGCAGCGCCTCGAACGTCTTCAGCTGCAACGCCGTGCCCAGCGGGTTGACGTCATCCACCAGGTCCAGCTGCTGGTTCGCCAGGATCGACAGGCGGTGCGCCGATGCCGCGCTGACCTCTGCTGCTGACCCGATGTGCTCGCTGATGTTGCTCAGCTTGCGGGCCAGGTCGGACACGATCAGCTGGTTTGCGATCGGCAGCTCCGCGATCTTCGCGGTGATGCGCTTGGCTTCCGCGTCGACGCGCGCCTTCTCTTCCGCCAAGGTATGCAGCGGGCTCTTCCCACCGGCCGCGCCCCCGTTGCTCGGTTTGATCCTGCGCCGAATGGACGACTCGTTCACTTTGAACTCTGCCGCGAGCGCGTTGATCGACTCTCCGTCGACCAGGTAGCGGCGCTCGACCTCGGCCCACTGCTCGGGAGTAAGCGAAGATTTACGGCCCATGCTTGCTCCCTCCCAGTGACGTTACGAATAAAAAAGCCCGCACAGGCTTGCACCTGGCGGGCGAACCCCACACGCTTGTGGCGGCAGAGGAGACTCGGAAATACAAAAGCCCCGCTGACCTTTCGGCGCGGGGCTTAGTTTTGCGTGGGCGCAACTCTCCCACCACGGGGCGGATGATAAGCGGAAACTTTTCTGGTCGTCAACTACTTTCCGTCAAACAATCCGCGCCGGCGAAAGATCGGCCGGATCGCCTCTACTGCGTTTTCGTACGTGTCGGCGTTGTCGTTGCGCCACACACGGGCGCGGGAGCCACGATTGCGCATCTCGATGCCGATAGCCACCTGTTGTGCGATCGGTAGCTGATCCACGCAAAACGCTACCGACTTCATCTCGTTCACGTACAACCCGCTGCAGCTGGCCTCGGTGCTGTCCTCGTACTGTCGGCTGCTCAGCGCCTGGCGGCAGGTCGCCGATGTGCGCTCGCTGCCCAGAGCGGGCCGATACGATGCGGTCCAGTCATGCCACTCCACCAGCAGCGCGTCGGCCATTTCACGCTCGTCCATCTTCCTCATGCAAACCCCTCGATAATTTTCATTGTTTCTTGTGAGTAATTCGGCGAATTCATCCCAGCAGTCCCATGCCTGGATGCCTCGCGCCTTCCTATGACACCCTGCCATCCGTGACGCCCTCGGCACTTCGGCTTTATTCGGCTTTATTCGGCCTTATTTCGCGCCGTTTTCATGCTGGATTACACATTCGGATTTCGCCGTCGAGCGCCTTTTTATGCCTTTCAACAGCCCCGAAACACCGGAATTCGCCGGGAATAACCGGATGACTGAAGATAATTGTTTGCTCATAGGAATCTATCCGCTCGTTTCGCCACTTTCGCGCCGCCCGAATCCGATCCTGTCACCAATGCTGTTCTGTGCGAGCGCGGCGGTGTCGAGGTTCTTCTCGAGGTAGGCCATGGTCGTCATCGGGTGCTTGTGGCGCAGGACCTTCTGGATGGTCTGGATCGGCACGCCGGACTCGGAGAGCAGGGTGGCGAAGGTGCCGCGCAGGCGGTGGGGCGTGATGCCCTTGATCGAGCAGGCCTTGTTGGCGGCGTGCATGGCGCGGCTTGCGAAGCCGGGCGGCAGCTGGGCGCCGTTTGCGCGCGGCGCGATCAGGCCATGGTCGGCGCGCATCGGCGCCAGGTGCTCGAGCAGCCAGGAAGGGATCGGTACCGGTTCGGCCTCGCGCCCCTTAGTGATGCCCGGGGTGTAGGTCGCGCGCTGCCAATCGATCCACTCCCAGCGCGCGCTGGCGGCTTCCGACTCGCGCAGGCCTAGGCCGAACATCATGCGCACCGCGGTACCCACGGCCGGGCGACGCGCGGCGGCCTGGTCGACCGCGGCGAACCATGCGCGCGCAGCGAGCAGCGGCAGGATCGCGCGCGGCTTTTTCTGCACCTTGAGCATCTGCACCTTCCACGGCAAGGCGGGGATGGCGCCGCGCTTGACCGCCCACATCGCCAGCAGCTTCAGGATGCGCAGCCAGTGGTTTGCACTAGACGGCTTGTGCGTCTCGAGGTGCTGGTTGCGGGCCAACTCGACGTCGGTGGTGGTGATCGCCCCGATCGGGCGGTCTCCCAGCTCGAACATGTGCAGCTTGACGAACGTCTCCACGCTGCGAATGTGGGCCTTACTCGACACCGGGCGGTGGATCGCCAGCCAGTCAGCAGCCAGTGCGCGCAGCGTCGGTACCGGCTGGCCACCATTGGCGCGCACCACCGCATCCTGGTAGGCCTTCTGTGCGACCAGGTGGGCGCGCGACTTGACGTTTTCGCGGGTGCTGCGCTGTACGCGCTTGCCGGCAACCTGGAAGCGGTAGTGCCAGGTCTTGCCGCCGCCGACGCGGAACAGATGCGCCGTCATCCCAGGTGCGCCGCCAGGCCGCGGGGACGGGCGCGCTCGGCCGGCTTGGCCGGCATCCAGCTGCGGTTCAACGATTCGAACCGGACTTGCTCGCCGATGTAGGTAAGGGCCACGCGGCCCGGCGCGCCCTGGCGGCACAGGGCCACGTCGACCTCGCACATGCCGATATCGGGGCTGTCTGGGTTGTAGACTTCGTCGCGGTACAGGAATACGACTGCATCGGCATCCTGCTCGATCGAGCCCGAGTCGCGTAGGTCCGAGGGGATCGGCCGTTTGTTCGGGCGCTCCTCGAGCTTGCGGTTCAGCTGGGACAGCAAAATAATCGTGATATCGAGTTCCTTGGCCAGCGCCTTCAAGCCGCGCGTGATGGCTTCGATCTGCGCGTTGCGGTTGTCGCCGTCGCCTTCCATCAGCTGCAGGTAGTCGACGATCAGCAGCTTCAGCCCATGTTTGCGCTTAACCGCTTTCGCATCCATGCGCACATCGATCAGACGCTGGCCACCCTTGTCGTCCAGGTAGAGCTTCATCGCTCCGATCTTCATCGATGCGTGGGTCAGCCCGGCCCAGTCGTCGTCCTTCATCTTCAATGGCTCGAGCAGATGGTCCAGCGGAATCCGGCCAAGGCTGGCAAGGTTGCGATCGTGCAGCTCCGACTTCGGCATCTCCATCGACTTCACCAGCACAGGGTGGTCTTGTGCCACGTTGCAGCCGATGTTGAGGGCCAGGGCGGTTTTGCCCATCTTCGGCCGCCCGCCAAAAACGATCAGGTTGCCACCACGCAGGCCGCCGCTCAGCTTGGCGTCGAGCGCGGGGTAGCCGGTCGAGATCGCCTTGCTCTTGCCCTCCATGCGCCGCTCGATCTCCTCGACGTGCGCCGTGAGTTCATCGGCCGCGCGCACCGGCTCGCTCCTCGTGCGCGCCAGGGCCAGTTTTTCCAGTTCCGACGATGCGTGATCGACCATGGCGGTCGACTCCTCGGGCGAGTTGGCTGCAGCCTCGGCAACGTCGCGCCCGAACCGGATCAGCCCGCGTTTGACGGCCTTGTCGCGCACGATTGCCGCATAGCGCCCGATGTTGGCCGCCGAAGGCGTGCTCTGCGCCATCGAGTTCAGATACGGCATGCAGTCCGGCACCTTGCTGCCCAGGGCAACGGCCAGCGAGACCACGTCGCAGCTGCGGCCGGCGTTTAGGTTACGCATCAGCTCGCCGAAGATGGTGGCGTGGTCACCCGTGAAAAAGTGTTCGGCGCGCAGGTCGCCCATGCGGTCGACCGCGTCGTTGTCACGCAGCAGGGCGCCGATGACGCTCTGCTCGGCCTCAATGCTGTGCGGTGGCATTTTGATCTCGTTATTCATATTTTCCTTCCCGGATCTTGGTGAAATTTTGCGATTTGGTCAGCCATTCGAGGTCGGCTAGGAACGGCCTGTTGTTCGCGCCGGTACCGCGCCCAACGAGGAAGCCGCAGTTCTTCACGTACTCGAAAAACTGCCGCCAGAACCCGAGGTTTTGCCGGCGCGGATCCTCGTTCCATCGCGTGCGCAGCTGCATGGCCCGGGCTGGCGTCCAGTCCCGCACCTGGGGGCACTCGGGTAGCACCTCGTGGTACAGCGCGATGATGTCCTGGTGCGGGCACTCGGGTTTTGCCGATGCTTGCGGACGACCTGGCGGCGGGTTGCCAGCCTGGCTGGCGACGACTACCCCGGCAGGGGTAGTAGCTTTTGAAGTTAACTCTTCTCTTCTCTCCTCTTCTCTAGGCGTGACTTCGTGTGACTTGGCGTGACATGGCGTGACGGTGGTGTCACGGCCTTCGTTGCCGGGGTCACGCTGATTTTCACGCTCACGTTGCGCGCGCTTGCGGTCGGCAGCGGTGCTGTCCACCCGCTCGCGCTTTGGCTGGCGCTCATCCCAGCGCACGACGCGACCGTCGGAGATCAGGCCGCGGCCGGTCATCGCGTCGAGAATGCGAGCGGTGGTGCCCTCGTCGGCGCCCAGGAGGAAGTCGGTGGCGTCGCAGTCGATAGCGCCATGCGTGCCGCGATCCGTCGTTGCACTGGCCTGTTCCAGCACCAGGGCCCACACTGAGATCACGTCGCCGACGCGCGCGCCGGCCTTCTTTGCCACCAGGCCGAATTTTGGGTCATTTACGCTTCCGTGGTGCCAGCGGAACCAGTCGATACCGTTGGCCATCAGTGCTTGCCCTTCCGGGGCAAGTGCGCGCCGTGCATGCGGGGGCTGGGCAGGGTGAAAATGATCGTCTGCATGCGTTGTCTCGATGTTGTTGTCGCCGCCCGGGCTGGCCAGGCGGGCAGTTCTGCTTTAGGTTGCGTCGCTCGCGGCGACTGGTGCAAAGGCGTCGACACGATCAGCGAGGATGTTGGCGTATTCGTGCATGGCCACCGCCTGGTCGTGCAAGCGCTGCTGCTCTGCCAGATCCAAGCCGACAAAGATCGGCGTCTCGAAGAAGGCTTCGAGCTTGGCCAGCCGATCGTCCAGCTCGCGCTTCTCGTCGATCACGCGCTGCTGGTGCGGTGGCAGGGCTGGAGCGCCGTCGGGGGAATGATTTGGGATCGGCGCGGTACCGGTGAATGTCGAGCC